TTAGGCCGATGATTAGATCTTTGTATGTCAACAGGGATCAAGAGAACTTGATTAAGTCAGTGGATGTAGAATATGTCTAATGAAACAGATAATGCAGATCTGTTTTATATTAATAGCATCTTCTCTACTGATTGGGTGGCATCCGAGGGTGCTCACTTTCAGAGGGTTAAGCTAGGCTTAGGCGCTGACGGAGCCTTTGATGGTGACGTACACGAGTTCAATCCTTTACCTACTTCATTAGGCAGACAATCAGCAGATGCCTTTGGTCGTTTGAGAGTTTCAGAAACAACGACACTCTTAGACATTAAGCATCCTAATGATAAGAATCCAACTATCGTTGATGAAGTAGTTAACGCAACAGCTACATCAGTTCATAGTACTACGAATGCTTCAGTACTGATGAGCACAGCAGCAAGCGGCGATTATGTTATAAGGCAAACCTTTCAACGCGCCCCTTACTTTGCAGGTAAATCACAAGAGATCTACGTTACTTTTGATAACTTCAGTAACGAGACTAATATAACAAAAAGAGTAGGATACTTTAATAGCTCAACAGTAGCTCCCTATACAGCAGACTTGGACGGTATTTTCTTAGAATCTGATGGGAGTGAATACTATCTTTGTATCTACAAGACAGGAATACAAACACTTAAGTTAGCTCGAAGTTCTTGGGATGATCCCTTAGATGGTACAGGCCCTTCGGGGGTAACGATTGATTTTACTAAGTCAAATATTCTTAATATAGATTTTGAATATCTTGGCGTAGGTGCGGTTAGGTTTACTTTCGTTAAAGGGTTTTCTAAGCATACGGCTCATATATATAATCACGCTTCCGTAGGTAATAGTACGTATATGACAGACTCTAACCACTCGATCCGTTATGAGATTAGACAGACGGGTGTCGGGTCAGGTTCCTTAGAAATGATATGCTCTACTGTAGGAACAGAAGGATCAGTAAAACAGATTGGATATGACGGTACAATAAACCAAGGGATTACTAACACAGACGCAGACTCAACAGCTAATACATACGCTCTGTGTGGAATAAGACAGGCTTCGGGTAAAGAAAACATATATGTTCATATTGCTGATGTCTCTGTCTTGTCATCGACTAATGATAACTTTCTTTGGTCTATCATTAGAAATCCTACAGTAGCGGGGACTTTTACATTCTCGGCTGCTGATGGTATTGAAGGTGCTGTAGCTTCTGGTAATACTAATATCGTTACTAATGGTTCAGTTTTGTTATCGGGCTACGGGTCTTCAAATACATCAATTAATTTTGAATACGATACATCAATACACCTAGGAACCGCAATAGACGGTACGCACGATGAGTTTATTCTTTGTGTAAGACCACTAGGAACTAACGCAGATTTTTATGGAGCTATAAACTGGCTAGAAGAATTGTAATGCTTATACCATTACACTACTTCAGAGAGCTAGTTAAGTTTCACAACGATGCAGATTTCTTTGGTAAGGCAAAAGCCTACAGAGAACAACTAAACAAAGAGGACGAAGAGATCCTCTTAATAGCTGTAAGAGCTATTACAGAAGATCAGTAACATTAGGTGATGTGTCACTGATCCCTTTTAATTAGTCACCCAAGGAGAAATATATGGCAGTTGTAAGTATTGGCGATACGGGCCGTAACTCCGCACGAGTACGTAATGTACGTACTTTGGCAGAGAAAGTCCAGAAGCCATCCGACACTGAAGCAGTCACGACTACTAACGTCATTACCGCTGCCGAATCTGGTACTCGGTTTGTACTGAATAGCGCAACGGCATTTGTAAGCACTTTGCCTACGCCTGCCGCTGGTCTTGAGTACTGGTTCTACATTGGTGCTACTGAGCCTACTACCTCTCATACGGTAGTTACAGCAAGCTCAGCTAATATTATTGTAGGTAACGTAGTAAGCCCTGAGGATGCTCTTGGCTCTGTAGCTACAGTTACTGACGCAGATACTGTTACCTTTGTAGCTAACAAAGCAGTACATGGTGATTACGTCCACGTATGGTCTGACGGTACTAACTGGTATCTTGACGGCATGTGTAAAGTACAAGACGGTATTACTACTACTCAGGCTGGTTAATGTCTGAATTAGAAGAACTCTACAGGGAGCGTGAGAGGATTCTTTCGCTCCTTAAAGAAGAACAAGAACGACGAAAAGATCCTGACCGCACATCGGAATCTCTTCTGAGTTCTAAATCGCTGATGAGCGATCAATAAATACATTTAACTCTTAGGCCACCTAGAAGTTAAAGCCCCTCTTAGGAATGTGCAACCCTTAAGAGGCCACCTTAAACTGACAGCCCCGAAAGGAGAATACAATGTCTGAAGCACAACCAAACCCATATAACGCACGTAAAGAATGGCATAACACAGAAGACAAGGAGTTTGTTAACAGCGATTCTTTATTTGTCCCTCAGAACCCTGCACCAGCAGCCACTTCTGAAGACTCTGGCCCCGACGAACAGACGGCTACCCAGACGGACGATAACTATAAAAAGCGTTATGATGACCTTAAGAAGCACCATGATAAAACTATCACGCAGCTTCGACAGGAAGTAAGAGATCTTCAAGCGCAGATGGAGGTACAGCAACCACAATATGTACCGCCTAAAACGCAAGAAGAAGTAGATGCCTATAGGCAAAACAACCCCGAACTAACGGAAGTTGTAGAGACTATTGCTCATAAGCAGACCGAAGAGATTAAGGAGAAGCTCTCTAAGATTGAACAACGAGAGCGTCAAATTATGATCAAGGAAGCACAAGCATATCTTATGAATGTGCACCCTGACTTTGAGGATATTAAGAACGATCCTGAGTTCCACAGTTGGGCAGAAGCTCAGCCTAAGAAGATTCAGGAGTGGATCTATAACAACCCTTACGACGGAGAGTTAGCCGCTAGTGCAATTACACTCTTTAAGGCATCAAAGGGTACGAAGACTGAAGACGTTGAACAAAACGCATCTACTCAAACAATAGACCCAGATGCTGCTAGTCTTGTTCCTACACGCAATGCAGGAGTAAGTACAGGCAGTCAAAAGAAGATTTGGTCACGAGCAGAGATTAGGAAACTAACCCCTGATCAGTACGATAAGTACGAAGACGAAATTGATCTGGCTATTGCAGAAGGTAGAATTACTAACTAAGCAATAGGAATTATATATCATGGCCGATTTTGAAGAAGGCTCAACACCGAGTATCTCCAACTTTGACACCGCCATTGCTGGTCAGACGAATGCGTTCTTCCTTCCTGAGGTATACAGTAAAAAGGTTCAAAACTTTTTCCGCAAAGCCTCAGTGGTTGAAGCAATCACTAACACTGACTATGCTGGCGAGATCGCTGCTTTTGGCGATACCGTAAACATTATCAAAGAACCGACTATCACTACTTACGACTACACTCGTGGTAGCGATACGACTCAAACGCTGCTGACTGACCAAGAGCTTACGATGGTCGTTGACCAAGCTCGTGCTTTCAAGTTCATCGTTGATGACATTGAAAAGCGTATGTCACATGCTAACTGGAAAGAAGTTGCATCAGGCTCCGCTGCCTATGCGCTGAAGGATCAGATGGACTCTAACGTCCTGACGTACATCTCAGCTAATGCTTCTACCGCTAGCCCTGACATGGTTATCGGTGCAGACGATGCTACGGCTGACGATCTGCCTAACCTTGGCGCTAACGAGTCTGTACATATCGGTTTCTCAACTGGTACTACAGATCCTCTCGATCTCCTTTCTCGTATGTCTCGTCTGCTTGACGAACAGAACGTACCCGAAGAAGATCGTTGGTTCGTAGCTTCTCCTCTGTTCTACGAAGTATTGGCAGAGTCTAGCTCTAAGCTGCTCTCTGTTGATTACAACGCAGGTCAGGGTTCTATCCGAAACGGTCTGGTTACTTCAGGTCTGTTGCGCGGCTTCAAAATGTACAAGTCTAACAACATGCCTGCTGGTTCTAACTCAAAGATCGCTCTGGCTGGTCACATCTCAAGTGTGGCTACTGCTGGTACGATGTTGAACGTAGAAACTCTGCGTGACCCGACTAGCTTCGGTGATATCGTTCGTGGTCTTCATGTGTATGGGCGTAAAGTCCTGCGTGATGAAGCACTCGTTAAGGCGTTCTGGAACACAACTTCAGACGCGTAAGCGATATAGGGGGTCTTTTGAGGCCCCCTTACTTTAAAGGTATAGTATGTCAACTACATATTTAGCAGCTACTAATACAATCCTTAAGGAGCTAAACGAAGTAGAGCTTAGCTCTGCTAACTTTGCTAGTGCCGTAGGGATTCATGCCTTTGCGAAAGATATCATTAACAGAGCTTATTTTGATATTGTTAATGCAGAAGAAGAATGGCCCTTTTTAATCGAAGGAAACCCCGAAGAACCTTTCACGGGTTCTTTGTACATTGAGACTGTAGCAGGTACTAAGTTCTATTTGCTTAAGACTGCTTCAGCAGACATACGGACTGACTTTAAGTCTATTGATTGGGATAACTTCTACGTAACTACATACGGTGTAGCAGGTGCTACGGCTCCTTATACTAACCAGAAGTTACACTACGTTACTACCCAATACTACAATACAATGTTCAGACAAGAAGATAACAACACTGTCTTTGAGGCTGAAGGTTACGATACACCACGCAGAGTTATACGGAGCGCAGACAATAGATACTTTGGTCTGAGTCCAGTACCTGACAAGGTGTATAGAATTTACTTCAACGCTTGGACGCAGCCTGCTAGACTGTCTGCGTTTGGCGATGAGATTGTGATCCCTGATTCGTGGATCAACGTACTATATGCAAGAGCTAGATACTATATGTGGCAGTTTAAAGAAAGCCCACAACAAGCAGCCTTTGCATTACAAGAGTACAACGAAGGTCTGTTAAAGATGAGAAGGTCTTTGATGGAACAGACTCCTGACTTTATTACAGATGATAGAATAAGGTTTACGTAAGTGCCAGTAGCTCAGCCATTTACAGTAGTACCTCAGGGCGGGTTAGACTTAGTATCTACACCGTATGAGTTGCTCCGTAAGCCTAATGTTGCTGTTAAGCTAGATAACTTTGAAGTATCTAACGAGGGCGGCTACAGACGTATTAATGGTTTTACTGCCTTTGGTGGTGGTTCAGCTACTCAGCCAGAGGGATCTAACCAAATCTTTGGCGTACAGCCTTACGGTGCTGGTGTAATAGTCTGTGTAGATACATCTGTATATTACTCAGAAGATGGCATCACTTGGACACAGATCAATAAGGATCTAGCAGGTGGTGGTAATGACGCAGCCTTAGCAGGCGCAGCAGCCCTAGATAGACCATCTCAAGGACAGGCTCAGTTTGCTTTGATGCAAGCGCCAGTAGGTAAGACCTCTGCACTGTATGGTACACTGATTATAGCAACTGGTGCAGATCAAGTAGCTTTGTTTAGGATAGAGGGTACTGGTGGTTCAAAGACTTGGTACTACGAAGAACTCTCTACGCCTAGTGCAGGTAAGTACGTAGAAGTACACGAAAGGCATCTGTGTATTGTAGATACTACTAACGCACCAAGTACTGTGTATTATAGTGCCTACAACGAAGACGATGACTTTGCAGGAACAGGGTCTGGTTCGATTACTATTAACGATACTATCGTAGGTATCAAATCTTTCAGAAATGATTTGTATGTTTTCTGTGAGAGGTCAATCAAGAAGATTGTTGACATTAGTAATCCTACTAGTATAGAAGTCCAAGATGTAACTGATGACCTTGGTTGTGTCTCTGGTTACACTGTTCAAGAAATAGGAGGTGATCTTATCTACCTCTCTCAGGATGGTTTTAGAACCATTGCTGGTACTGAGAGAATAGGGGACATTGAGTTAGGTACTGTTAGTAAAAACATCCAACCTCTTATTTCTACGATTACTAACAGCCCCGGCTCCTACATTTTTAATAGTGTTGTCCTCAAAGGGAAGGATCAATACAGGATGTACTATAGTACGTCCGGTGGTAGTGCTACTAACCAGAAAGGTATTATAGGTACGCTGCGTGTAGATCCACAGTCAGGGGCTTATAGGTTTGAGTGGAGTACTTGCTCAGGCTTTGACGTAGGAGCAATAGGAGCTAACTTTAACGGAGCAGAGAAATACTATCACGGAGATCTTAGTGGTAATATTTATCTACACGACTCAGGAGATGACTTCGCAGGAACTGCTATCATCTATAACTACGTAACAGGTGACATGGACTTTGGCGATCCCGGCCTAAGAAAGACTCTACACTGGATGAATCTTTCTACGGAGCCAGAAGGATCTACGGATATTACGCTACAGTGGAAGTTTGACTTTAGTTCTACGGGGATTGTACAGCCTTCTCAGACTGACGTAGGCACACTAAGCTACGGAGCAGTATATGGTACGGCAGTGTACGGAACGGACGTATACGGTATCTCTACTCCACTTAAGAGAATTAACTTATTAGGATCTGGAACTTCAGTATCTTTTAGTTTTACTGGAGAAGATTCTTATCCACCCTTTAAAATAACAGGTATGTACATTACTTTTGTACCAATGGATAGGCGCTAATGGCAGGATACACAAGACAGACAACATTCGTAGACGCTGCTACAATCGAGGCAGCAGATCATAACTCTGAGCTTAATGCAGTACAAGCAGCCTTTGCTAATACTACTGGTCATGCTCACGATGGCACAGCCGCAGAAGGCCCTGTCATAGGGTTGATTGGTGATGCGGGTGTAACTACTCCGCTTAATAAAGTTCTTATTGACACGGCTAATGACAACATTGGTTTTTGGGTTGATGTAGCTAGTTCCTCAGTAGAGCAGATTATTATTACTGATGGCACTATCGAGCCTGTTACTGATAGTGATATTGATCTAGGCACAAACACTAAAAGATTCAAGGATCTCTATGCCGACACCATCACCTTGACGACAGCCGTCCCGGTTGCTCAAGGGGGTACGGGGGCTACAAGCGCCGGGGATGCTAGAACTAATTTAGGCGTAGATGCTGCTGGTACGGATAATAGTACTGACGTTACTCTTGCAGGCACACCGGACTACATTACCATTTCAGGCCAGCAGATCACACGGAATCAGATAGATCTGACTACGGATGTAACTGGCGTACTACCTTCTGGGAATGGGGGGAGTCAAATAAAAGTAGGCCATACTACAATGACAGCGGCAACAGGTAATCAGGCAGTTACTGGTATTGGTTTTCAGCCAACGTGGATTATGGCAGTAAATGTTATGA